GTGGAGTTCCTTGGACTTATTCAAGTGGACTTACACAAGCACTATTCGATAACCCAGAGACTAAAGCAGCTCGTACATTCCAAGCCATTTCAGGATTTGTTCTTAATCTAGCAGCAGACCCACTTACTTATGTTCCCGGTGTAGGTTTAGTTAAGATCGGTAAAGAAGCTGGAAAGGTTGGCGTAACACTTCGTGTTGGGCCAAAGGCCGCAGCTCGTGCAGCAGAAGCGAAGGCAGCACCGATCAAGGCTGTGGCTCGTGATGTCGAAGACATTATGGGTGATGTCACAAAAGTTCGTGCAGAAGCACGAGCAGCATCAGGCGACATCAATATGCTTGAAGCAGACATCATCAAACACCAAGATGATCTAAATGCTATCTCTGAACAGGTAGATAATACATACCAGACTTATTACAAAGCAAAGTCTGAAGCAGATTTACTGGATGCAGAAAACGGACAACTCCGTCAACAGCGTGACACTTTGCTTGCAGGTCTTAAGGCTGCAACTGAAACAAAGGGTCAACTCGTTGGACAAGCTCGTAAGGCTGAAGACCTTATGGCTCACCGTATTGAACTCAATACTGCTGGTCGTGCAGCAGCAGTTCAAAGCATTCTTGATGCTAAAGGTTTTGATGAAGTAGTTCGTGTAGGAGAAACACTTGTTGAACAAGAACAGTTAGCTCCCGGACTTATTCATACACTTGAAGAAGCAGCCCTTAAGAAGGGTGATCGTGCAGCAACTCAAGGCATCCGCAATGGCGTAGATGCTGTAGTTCGTGTAGCAGCAAAGCAGAAGCCACGCCTTATCAAGTGGACAGGTCTTATCAAAGCTGGAGATTCACCACAAGCAACTCGTGTATCTAACGAGATTGGTTCTAACCTTATAGATGTTGGAACTGCTGCTGGCATCCAAGAATCTAAACTGCAAGGTGTTCTCGATGTGATCGATACACCCGGTGCAACACACGCAGAACTTATCCAGTCAGCACAGAAGGCTGGAATTACAGAACAACTATTTGCAGCATACGAAAGATCCGGTATCCAAGGATTTGAAAATGTCGGTGCCACTCGTGGTATGGGTGGTGGCGGATACGCTTACTTCCCACGGACAGTAGATCCATTCGATGCAAAGATTTCTGACTTTGGTCGCTTCAAGGCTGATGCTATCAACTCACCTGACATCAACGATCTTGGTGTCCAAGCACTTACAACTAAGGGTGCAATTACCCAGCAGGTTACAGGGCTAGTCGAAGGTGCAGCAGCACCTCGCCTTACAGTCATGGAACAACTTGCTAATATAAATAAAACTCTTGCCGAGCAGGGTAAGGTTACAAAAGGTGTCCAAAAGGAACTTGCCAAGGCTGAAGAAGCTTGGAGAAACAGACTTAAGTATGTTCAAGATCGAGTCAAGTCTGATGATGAGGCTCGTATGCTTCTCGAAGAGGCACGAGGTCGTAAGGCTTTAGCAATGGAAGCAGAGTTTGGTCTTATGACCATAGGTGGTAAGCAGATCCTTGATTACCAGCAGGCCGCTAAAGCATTCTTTGGCCCAATGGGTCAGAACGCTGCAAAGTTTATTGCTATCCACTACGGCCCAGAACAATACGATGATCTATGGCGAGCAATGAATGGAAATATCACAGTTGATCTAGCCAAGCGTTTGGCTGCTGCTACTTCTGAAAAAGAAGTTATGGGATTACTTGCCGGTGAAGTTGGCCTAGAACTATCTCGTGGAACACGAGTCGGACTTGCAGTTCAATCTCGTGCAATCCAATTCCAGTCAAGCTTCTATGCACCTAACTCATTGAAGTTACACCATGAAGGTTTTGCTAACTTCCTGCTTAATGCAGAAAACGATGCACGAGCATTCCTGAGAAGCAACAAAGTAACTGCACCGTTCACACGGTTTGCACCTACTAGAAATCTTATTCACCTAGACGATGTAGATACATTGGTCAGGGAAATGAATGACACTTTGCCATTCCTTAAGGCATCTGCTGAATTACAGAAGACATCCATTAAGGCAATGATGGCGGCTACAACCTCGACTGAACGCTTCAATGTATTCATTGACACACTTAAGTCTTTGGTTAAGGAGAAGGCTCCTAACCTAACAGAAGAACAAATCCGTATGCTTAATGATGCGGCTCGAGTATTTAAGAAAGAAGCAGATGCTAACCGAAAGTTCTTGGCACAAGTTGCTGGTAAGGACATCGGAACACGAGAATTTAAGATCGCTGGAAAGACCCAGAAGTTCACTCAGCTTGATCCACTCATTGACTCTCAACTTGCAAATTTTATCAAGTGGCCTGACATCGATGCAATCCGTCAGCTCACAGGAAAAACAAGAAACCTTTTCTCCCAGTCACAGAATGCACAGCAACTTAGAACAGTAACTACTGATCTCTTTGACTCATTCTTCAAGCAAACAGTTCTCGTAGGTCGTGTTTCATACATCCTACGAAATGTTGGTGATATGCAGGTTCGTTCATTCCTTGGTGGATCTACAACCTTGTTCAATCACCCATTGCAGTTTGCTGCAATGATGATGGCTAACCCAGAGGGTAATGCAATCGCTAAGTTTGCTACTCGATGGTCTCGCTTCGACAACACAGTCTTTGGCACAAACTTCAACAAAGCGGTTGAAGAGATGGATGCAATCGGCTTTAAGTCAGCAGCACTTGCAGATGCAGATAAGTTTGCTGTAATGATGTCTCGATCTATCGGTGTTGGTATGGGCCAAGGCACTCGTGGTCTTTCACAGATCCTGCCTACCGGTATGCGTTTTATTACACCAGAAGAACGAGGATTCAATCGGGCATGGGCCGGAGCAATCCTTCAATTCCGTGAATCAGCTATGGCTCGTTTAGTTGCCGGTGGTCTTACTGGTGGAGTCAAGGGTGCCAACGGAAAGATTACTCCTTGGTTCAAAGAAGCAGAAGCTTTTGTTGCTAAGAAGCAAGCACAAGGAATGGATCTATCTCGTGATTACGAGAAGTTCATTGTTGACTTTATGTTTGAGACAGAGCAGGGAATCCTGCTTCGTACACAGATTGCCAAGGTTGATGAACTCAATCGTGCATTGATGCTTGATGCAGACGAGGCTATTGCTCGTCAGGCTATGGAGAATTACTTCAAGGTAGTCACAGAAGGTGTTGATAATCTATCTGGTGGCCGCCAAGAGTTGCGTGACTTTATATCTGGTAAAGCAATGGTTGCAGTAGATGGCAAGAGAACTCCCGGATTTAATCCAAAGGGAACTCAATCAAAGGATGTATGGCTTGCCAATATCCTTAAGGGATATGTTGATTCAACAGACATCTCAAAGGCTATCGGTCAACTCAAGCTTCCAACAGATGATGTCCGTGCCGTTGCATCTTTCAAGGGTCAATGGGATCGAGCAGCATCTAAGTTCTTCCAAGTCTCTGCATCGATTGAAAAACGAGCAGCACTTGGCCCAGAGTTTAAGCAGCAATATTGGAACGGTGTTGCAGAGAACATGAATCTTCTTACCAAGGATGAGGCAGTTAAGATCCTTGCTATTGCTGAGAAAGAACTTCGTGGTCTTAAAGTCTTTGGACTTAAGGCAGGGTTTGAAAACCCATCATTGGTTCGTATGCGTGAGGCAATCAAGACACTCGATGATCGAGGACTTGCTGCCGATGATATGCATACAATCGCAAATAACTTTGCTGCTAATAAACTACAGAAGCTTTACTACGATGCAATGCGACAGAAGCAGTATGCAGTTGCAGCTCGTTTAGTGGCTCCTTTCGCAGCAGCGTGGGGTAACACTATTGCTACTTGGAGTAAGTTGATTGGCACAGATGTAGCCAATACCTTCCGCCTACAAGGCAAGGCTCGTACTTACAAGGCTGCTAACGCTTTTGAATTTTTGACTCACCCAGAGACTGGTGTCATTTATGAATGGACTGGTCAGAACTGGAATGACCCAAGCCAAGGATTTATCTACAAGGATCCAACCTATGGTGATCCTCGTATGGTTATTCCTTTGGCAGGCAATGCACTTGGTTGGATGCTTTCAACAGCAACTGGTGAAGCAGTTCCATCGATGCCAACATCACTTTCGATTCCATCTTTGAACCTTGCATTCAGCAATGAATTGCTACCGGGTGTAGGCCCTGCAATTCAACTTTCATTGGGTCGACTAATCCAGAGCCAAGAAGGTTGGGCAGCAGATCAACTCCGTGATGTGATCTATCCATTCGGAGCCCCTGAAGGTAAGACTGGAATCGTTGAATCATTTACACCTGCTTGGGCCCAAAGAGTTCTTTACGGTTTAGGTATTAACTCCTTTGAAGAGAAGAGTGTTTCCACTCTTCGACCATTGATGACATACCTTGCATCAACTGGTAACTATGGAGACTTCCCACTTGGTGGAGAAGCACAAGCAAAGCTTCTTGAAGATGCAGGTAGAGTCAATCGAGTCCTCGCCTTATGGCGTGGTATCACACAGAATGTGGCTCCCGGATCTATTGCACCTCAGATTCTTGCTAAGGACAAAGAGGGTGAACTTCATGTTCAGGCTCTTATGTTTAATGACTTCTTACAGATCCGTGCAAACAACCCAGACAGTTATGAAATTGCTGTAGCCAAGTGGGCTGACAAGTATGGCGAATCAGCACTCTTTGCTCTGGTATCCGGATCTCGTGGTGGTATCACACCTACTGATGAAGCTTGGAATTTCTATACAAATAACCGTAAAGATGCCAATGCAGTACCAAATGCGTTTGCCCTCTTCTTCCCCGGTGGACAATACTCACAAGAATTTGCTAAATGGCAAGCACAGCGTGGCCAGCGATTTAAGTTGACTCCAGCCGAAATGCAGATGGAAGCGGCTCGTTATGTGTACACAGCTCGTAAGGCTAAGTTACAAAGCGATGAAGCCATCGCTATCCAACAGGGTGCAGATCCGAAGCAAGCCCATCAAGTCTACTTGACTCGTAAGGCAGCAATGGATGATGACTTCGGTGGACAGCCAGACTTCCGTGCAGCAGGTGTTCCTCGTGAGACACTTGTCAAGGAAGTAACTCAGGCTCTTAGCAATCCTAAGTTTGCTGAAACCGAATCAGGTAAGGGCTTGGCTAAGTTCTTACAGGCTCGTGAGTCAGCATTGAATTCTGTTGCACAAGCAGGATACAAGACACTTACAGGTAAAGCTGTTGAAAATGTAGCACAATGGTTAGACCAAACTGCTTACCAGATAATCTCCGAACACCCAGATTTCTCTGTAATGTACTGGCGTGTATTTGCAACAGAGACAGGAAATAACTAATGGTTGATCTAAACAAGAACGGAATCGATGATTCCTTGGAAAAGACATCAGGAACTAATCCTTATGCTGCCCCTTCAGTAGGTGGCGGCAACTCATATCCTGCACAAGGAACTGGCGTATTCCGCCCGGGTGTTGTCTTTACTGATCCAAGGACTGGTAAGAAAACAGATGTAACTGGCAAGATTTATTCTGCCCTATATCAAGTTTCAGATCTTCAGGTGTATCAGATTCTTGGAGAACAGATTAAATCTTTATCAGATCAAAACCAAGTTAAAGCTCTTTTGATTCAAGGTGGACAACTTGCTAAGTCTGATTTCCAGACTGCCTATTGGGGCAAGGCTGACACAGAAGCATTTAAGAAACTTCTTGGTGAAGCCAATGCTGATGGTGGTCGTACATGGCAAGAGAAGTTAGCAGCCATTGGATCCGGTGGTGGTGGAGAACCAAGAACAACCACTCAGAGAGTATCAAGTATCTCAACCAAAGAAGAAGCACAAGCAATCGTTCAGAATGCACTTCGTGCAAAACTTGGTCGTGATCCTCGTGATGCTGAATATAATCAACTTCTTCAAACTCTTACATCTGCTGAGAAGGCTAACCCTTCAATCACTACACAAACACAGACAGCACCGGGTCAATACTCAACTACAACAACTGGAGGCCTATCGATGGCTGGCAAGGGTCAAGTAGTTGAACAGGCAATTATGGCTAACCCAGAGTTAGAAACAGAAGCAGTCAACAAGACTCTTAATTCATACGGCGATGTTATAGCGAAGATTGCGGGTGTCCGATAATGGCTGAAAAAAACCCAGACATTAGCAAACTTGTAGCAGATGCAGTTGCAAATGCGAATGCTGCTAAAGCGGCTCGTGATGAAGCAAAGCGTGAAGCTAACAAAATTAAAGCTGCTAACGATGCACAACTTCGTATAAAGATTACTGCACAGAATCGCATTAAGTATGCAGAAGGTCTTCAAAAATCAATCGATAGCGATCTTTTTGCAGTTAAACAACTTCTTCGCAAGCAAGAGACACAGGAATTATCTACTGCCGATCTTCGTGACTTGAAGTATTTTGCTAACCGTTATCAATCAACATTAGATGCACAGACTAAGGCTTATCAAGAGTCAAAAGATCTTGCTGCTGGAAAATATCAAGTAGATACATCTGGCAAGTTAACTACTAAAAGTGGTGCCAGCGTTGAATCTGAATCAGAAGATTCTGATGGCGATGGCATTCCAAACATTAAAGACAACCTTCCTAATTTTCCAAATTCTAATCAGGCAACAGGCAGAGTAGGCGGAGGCCCAACTGTTGTAGATCAAGCAGTAGGTGGTAATACTGGTGGTAACACCGGTGGTAATACAGGCGGTAATACTGGAGGCAATACCGGTGGAAACACCGGAGGTAATACTGGAGGCAACACAGGTGGTGGAGATAAATTCACCGGTAAGGGAACTGCTGATAAGCCATACCTAAAGAACGGTAAACCATTCACAGGAACTGCTGGCGGTAAAACCTATCAAGGTGGAATCCTTGTAGATCCAAATGCATTGACAGCAGAGCAGCAAGCAAAGCTTGGTGAGTATGGTAGCAAGTATCTTATCGATTACTTTAAGGCTAGTTACCCAGACATCTATAACAAGCTTGTTAGCATGGCACGAGAGAATTCATCTGCCGCCAATGTTGAAGCATACCTTTCAGGAACTGCTTGGGCTAAAGATGTCAACCAGAGAACCTTTGCACTTATTGGTGCAGCCGAACTTGCCAATGGTCTTAAATTAGATCAGGCAACTAAAGATACTTACCGAGATCAATACCTTGCCAAAGTCAAGAGCATGGATGAGATCAAGTATGACATTGGTCTAAAGACTATTGCCCAGTTCCAGTTGGATACAGTTAAGCCAGATGTTGCTAACTCTATCCGTGCAGGAAATACCTTTGCTCAGGCTGCTGCTGACTACATCGAGATCTATCGTAAGAACCTTGAGATTGCCTCATCTGCCTTTAAGATAGATGATAAGCAATTCCAGACACTTCTTATTAGTTCATCTAATATCAGCGACTTCGAGAAGAAGCTTCGCCGAACTGACCAGTATTTATCTCAGCCTAAAGTCCAGCAACAAATCAATGCTAACAAGATTATGGTTACTACCAAGTATCGTCAGTTTGGCTTGGCACTTACTGCATCAGCAGCAGATAATCTTGCAAAGAATGTTTTCCTTGGAGATACATCTAACGAACAGATTGATGAGAACCTTCGTCAAGAAGCAGTAAAACTCTTCCCAGCGTTCCGTGATCGTATTCTCAACGGAGAGTCTCCACTATCTATTGCAAGCCCTTACATCGGTGCAATTTCTCGTATCCTTGAGGTGCCAGAAGGTTCACTAGATCTAGAGGATGCAACTGTTCGTAAAGCAATGATTGGCTCAACAACAACTGTAGGAGACAAAACATCGTCAACAGTCACTCCATTGTGGCAGTTCGAGCAAGACCTATACAAAGACAGCCGTTGGCAATACACAGCCAACGCAAGAGCTAAAGCTGACAGCATCTTAATTGATGTCGGTTCGAGATTCGGAGTGATTCCATAATGGCAGAAAAAGTAAAGGCTAAATCCGGAGATACCCTCTCAGGTATTGCAAAAGCCCAAGGCACTACTGTTGCCCAGATCCTTGCTGATAACCCGGTTCTTAAAGCTCGTGCAGATGCAGGACAAACAGTTCTTTATAGTGGAACAAATGTAAAAATAACAGCACCTAAAACAGCAGCTAATCCTTATGGCCCAACTGTAACTGGTACTGGTGCAGGTACCGGAACAGGTGCAGTTCCTATCGGCCCAACAAGTGGAGTAAACACAACAACACTTGAAGGAATTCTTGCGGCATCTGGAACGATGCTAGATGCATCTGGAAAAATTGTTAATGATCCCAATAAAGTAGCAGGGGATGGAGATAACCCACCTGCTGGAGTAACTGAAGTCTCTCGAGTAGATAATGGTGATGGAACATTTACTGTTACATACAGCGATGGATCTGTAAAAGTTATTGGAACTAAAACTCAAACTGGCAAAAAAATAGTTCGTCAGTATTACTCAGGATCTGGTGCAAATCGTATTCAAATTACTGAATATGATGATGGCACAAAAGATACAATTCCTGCCCCAGAACAAGTAGCAGGTATGACACCTGAAGATGTCAATGCTGCTATACAAAAGGCTATTGCTGCACAGAATGCAGAATTCCAAAAGATGCTTGATGCACAAAAAAAGCAACTTGAAACTGCTAAGGCAGAACAGATTGCAGCCCAGCGTAAGTCAGCATTTGATGTTATCCGGGAACGCTTTACCCAGATGGGTATTAAAGAAGTTGGAGATGACATTGCTGCAATTTTTGCTGGCAAAGGCACAGATCGTTTTGGCAAAGCATTCGATGAAATCCCTACAACTTCAGAAGGTTTCTACCTTCAGTTGATTAACACCAAGTCTTACTATGAACGCTTTGGCAAGGTCAATGAAGCTCGTTTAGCTCAAGGCTATAAGGCACTAGATGAGAAGACAATCGTTGGAATGGAAGATGAATACCAAAAGGTATTGACTTCATACAATATGCCAACAGGCTTCTACGATCAGACAACAGACTTCCAATCTTTCCTAAAGAACAATCTCACCAATGTCGATGTTGCAAACATTATTCAGGCATATCGTGACTTTGTAACTACAGGCACAGATTCCAATGTTCGTAAGCAACTTAAGGATCTATACGGTATCGGTGACGAAGCCCTTACTGCATACATGATTGACCCAGCAAAGGGTCAGGGAATCCTTGAGCAGATTGCTGGAAAGAACATGAACACAGCAGCAGCTCTTATTGAAGGCCTAACAGCAGAAGAAGCAAATATGGCTCAGACCTACGGTGCAGGATCTCTTGGCTATGGATCACAACGCCAAAAGTATTCACAGGTTCAGCGTGAACTCCAGACAACTGGAAACCTTGCTGCTATCTATGGTGAGAACTTTGGAGCCAAAGAAGCAATCGCTGCCGAGTTCGGTGGAGATGTCCAAGCACAAGCACAAGCAGCACGAATTAAGGCAACAGGTGCAGCAGCATTCGGTGGCACAAGTGGTATCGGATCTAAGGCATTAAGAGTCAAAACAGTTTAAGTAACAGGGTGATTGGCAATCATCCGGGTTCGAGACCCGGACACCCACTCCATCTCTAGAAATGCCGGAACTTGAGATGAGTATAAACCCGGAAGTTGGAGCCAATGCATTTCCCCGATTGCATTGTGGCCAGCGACTAACATGAAAAGGGAGTAGGACAAATGTCCAATTACGAACTGGAAGAGGATGACTTCGAACTTGATTCGAACGATGTTCTCGGACAACTACGCAAGGCCAATAAGGCAAAAGAAAAGCAACTGAAGGAAATTCAGGAAGAGCTTTCCAATTTGCGTAAAGAAAAACGAGAGAGAACTATCTCAGAAGTCCTTACAGCTCGAGGAGTGAATCCGAAGATTTCGGCTTTCATTCCACAGGACATCGACCTCACGGAGGAATCGTTGTCGTCATGGCTCACAGAATACGGAGATGTATTCGGTGTGTCACAAACCAACCAATCAAATCCAGCAATACCAGAAGGATTTATAGATAGCTACAAGAAGGCTCAGTCAACTGTAGACGGCGGCATTAGTGCTGATCGTGAACAGATGATTCAAGCCCAGATGGATGAGGCCGCTGTAAAGGGGCCTGAAGCATTGAAGCAGCTATTTGCAGATCTTGGTAAAGCTGGGTACTAACCCAGAAAGGCGGTGCCGTAAATGGCAACCACTCAAATCTCTGGTGTAGGCAACTTAGTAGTCAATGCATATGACACATATGTAAGAGCTGCACTCCGCTCACTTCCTGTCATGCGTTCAGTCGCAGATGTACGACCAGTAGCCCTCACCAACCCGGGAACTACTCTCAAGTTTGCAGTTTACTCAAACTTGGCAGCAGCAACCACAGCATTAACAGAAACATCCGATGTAACACCTCTTGCATTGGCAAACCCATCACAGGTAACAGTTACTGTTACTGAATACGGTAATGCTGTTGAGCAGACAGAGAAGGTCAACATGGCCACATTCTCTTCTATCGACACCATGATCGGTGATGCAATCGCTTACAACGCTGCTGATACTTTGGATCAGCTAGTTGCAACAGCACTAACATCTGGAACAGTAGTTAAGTACGGTGGAAGCCGTACATCAACAGCTACTCTTACAGCTTCAGATGTTCTATCAACATCAATGCTTCGTAAGGCACAAACAGAGCTTCTTGAAGCTAACGCTCAACCTCGTGTTGGTGACCTTTACACATTGTTCATCCACCCACGCCAAGCTTTCGACCTTCGTGCCGAGACTGGTTCAGGCGGATTTGTGGACATCCACAAGTACACAACTGAAAATGTTGGAAACCTATTGACAGGCACCATTGGTGTTCTTGAAGGCTTCCAAGTTGTTCAGACATCTCGTGTTCCTTCAGCAACATCCGGTGCATCTTCTGCTCGAGTTTACTCAGCAGTTGCAGTCGGTAAGGAAGCTCTTCTTGAGGCTAATGTCTACGATGTGCAAACAGTCGTAGCTCCTCAAATCGACATCCTTCGCCGTAAGTCAGCCCTCGGCTGGAAGTACTTCGGTGGCTGGGGCATCTTCCGTGATGCAGCAGTCGTTCGTTTGGAAACAGGCGGATCTAGCCTCTAGTAGGTCATTAGTTGAGGGGGGCAGGGCAACCTGCCTCCCTCTCTATTAACAAGGAGAATCATGGCAACATATACATTTTACCCACCGCAGGTAATGGAAGGTTATCCATTAGCTGACAAGTGGTGGCGTAGAGTCGTATCCCAGCGAGGGGTAGCCGTGCTTATCAATGATGGTGTTATGTCTTTGGCTCGAGCAGTCACAGAAGATGAACTAAGAGATTATGATTATGTGTTCCTCGGTGGGCGAGGTCACATAGTAAACGAAGCAACAAAAGATATTCTTGTAGGACAAGGCTTTCCAATCAGAACTCAAGCTCAAGCCGACTCTGATTCAAATATAGCCCATAACGGATTTTTAGTGGAGATAGTTTAATGGGATGCAGAACAGGTTGCCCTACTCAGAATCACATCAACTGGGGTGAGTGCCTAAAGCAATCAGGTCTACAGGTTAATACTGGAGATGCAAACAGTTCTCGCCTAATGTCACAGAAGAAGTGGGATGCGGAACTAAACGCATACAAGTCTGCAATCGATCAAGGCATTGAACCAGCTTCAACAAACATGAAGGATATTCGTGGTGCAGTCGAACTAAGCAACTTAGCCGGTAAGGCATTCGACTCAACCGATAACTCATTTAAGGACTGAGTATGACAACCATAATTGGGATTCAAGGTAAGGGCTGGGGATTGATCGCAGCCGAATCCCTGATAGTTGGTGCAGATCAGAAGTTCATTGCTACCGGTATGGATAAGGTAGTTGAGAAGGGTGAGTATGTAATCGCCTTTGCTGGCGATGCAATCGCCGGGGATATAGCCCTACACAGTTGGAATGCTCCTAAAATTCCACGAGGTGTGAACTTAGATAAATTTATGATGACAGATTTATTGCCATCACTTAAGCAAGCATACGCAGATTATGGATACGACCCATCGCCTAAGACTGCCGATAATGACCCCAAAGATGGATCAGGTTTTGATGCGTTGATCTGCCTTCGAGGAAAGATTTATCAAATCGATAATGACTTTTCTTGGGTAAGAGATGATCGTGGAATATACGGAGTTGGATCTGGAAGTTCATATGCACTCGGTGCATTAGCCAGAACATCTTTATCCCCAACGAATACAAGAACAGCAGCTAATGAAGCTCGTAAGGCCATAGAGATTTCCATCTCGTTTGATATAAACAGCGGTGGGAAAGTCAAAGTCATAACTCAAAGGGAGAAGCAAATGCCAAAGGTCGGAAAGAAAGAATTCCCATACTCAGCAAAGGGTATGAAAGATGCCAAGATGGAAGCAAAGAAATCTGGTAAGCCAATGAAAAAGGCTATGCCTAAGAAAATGGGCAAGAAGAAGTAAATGGCCGAGAAGAGAGATCCCCGGCTGAAGAAGGCCGGGGTATCTGGCTTTAACAAGCCAAAGAAAACTCCATCACACCCAACGAAATCTCATGTTGTGGTTGCAAAGGTTGGAGACAAAGTGAAGACAATTCGCTTTGGGCAACAGGGTGTATCAGGTGATAAGAAGCCAACAGCAAGACAAGCATCATTCAAAGCTCGTCATGCTAAGAACATTGCTAAAGGCAAAATGTCAGCAGCCTATTGGGCAGACAAGGTGAAGTGGTGAAAAAGAAAACAGCATTCTGGGATAAAAAGAATCCCAATAAAAAATCTACTCCATTGACTCCGGCACAGAAAGCAAAAGCTAAGGCTGCTGCTAAGAAGGCTGGAAGACCATATCCAAATTTAGTAGATAACGCAGCAGCAAAGAGAAAGGCTAAGTAATGGCAACTGGTACCAACGGAAGCACACTCCATGCAGAACTTAATAGACTCGCTAATGGTGGCACCTATCCTGCTATTCAGTCATATGTAGGTGCAGCTAAGGCTGCAAACACTTGGGCTGGAACTACAGGGTTAAGCGTTGTTGGTGCCTTAAATGTCAAGGCTGGTAACACTC